ATTCAGGCGTTCCTCGCATTCCTGATCACGACGATCGGAATGGCGATCCCTGGAATCATCAACGGCGTTGCCTCGGTGATTACCGGAGTAACTCAGACGATCCTCGGAATCTTCAATCTGTTCCGCGACCTATTCACCGGAAACTGGAACGCGCTTGGCGCCGACCTGATGCAGATCGTGACCGGACTCTGGGAGGTCGTCAAGGGAATCTTCGAGGTTGCCATCAACGTCGGACTCCTCGGAATCATACGCAAGGGCTGGGTCGCCATCAAGGGGCTATTCGCTGAGGGTGGAGCTGGCATCAAGGCAATCTGGGATGGGCTCTGGTCCACCCTCAGAAATGCCGGAGCCGCCGCTTGGGACGGGCTGGTAATGCTTGCCCGCACCGGGTGGGTCAACATCCGCTCCACATTCACGAACGCAATCGGCTTGATTCGCGGTAGCTGGTCCGAGCTATGGATCTCACTGCGCGCCCTGTTCGACGCGGCATGGTCGGCACTGATGGGGGCACTGCGCTCCGGGGTGAACAACTCGGTCGCGCTGTTCAACGAACTTCCCGGTCGATTCCTGTCAGCGCTGGGGGACCTGGGGAACCTCCTCATCAACTCCGGTCGATCCATGATGGACGGCCTGGCGCGAGGAATCCGTAACGGGATTGACGGTGCTGTCGGCGCCGCTCAGAACGCGATGGACGCCGTCCGGCGACTGTTCCCCTTCAGCCCCGCCAAGGAAGGCCCCTTCTCCGGAAGGGGCTGGGTCCTCTACTCAGGCATGTCGATCGCCGATGCATTCGCTGAGGGCATTCGCCGCAGGGTGAGTGCGCCGCACAGCGCAGCGCTTGATCTGATTGGGACAACCCGCGACGCGCTTGAGTCGTCCGCAATCGATTCCCCGTTCCGAGACTCCCAGATTGGCGGAGCTGGCGGTGGTGGAGATTCGTACGAGTTCAACCTGACCGTAAAGGCGGATGACATCACCCAGATTGAGGAACTCATCGAATGGGCCGAGACGCTGAAGCGCCGAGCCCGCGCACGCGGAGGTAGCTAATGGCATATCAGACACTCACTGGCGAATGGGCCGGCTCTGGATTCCAGGGCCGGCTCATTGCTGAGATCGACGACCTTCCCGCCATCACGGCGGACACTGGCTCGATCAACGTAACCGTCCGGTACCACTTCGAGTTCTCGGCCAACACCTACGACACGAACAATACCTTCACGACTGGCGGGAGTTGGCCGAGTGTTTCGGCGTCGGCCAACTTCGCTACCTCGACCACCAAGGTATGGAACGCTCGGGTCCAGACAATCACCGTCACTCCGAAGTTTGACGCGGCGCTGACGCTCACGGTGGACGCATCGCTCACCGGCATCAACAACATCGGTGGCGGGACCGTACTCAGGGTCTCGGGCAGTGTCTCCATCCCGCGCAAGCCCTACCTGCCGCCGTGGCCACCGAACAGCTTCTCAGCCAGTAAGACCGGGCCGTCGTCGGCCAGCATCACCTGGATTCCAAATCACACGGGAGCCGATGGACCTCGGCCGCAGAACAGCACGACGATCGACAGGTACGATAGCTCGCTTGGCGGCTGGTATGACGGGATCGCAAACATCAACGTCCCCGGCGCGAGCTGGACAGACGGCGGGCTGAGCAACGATCGCCGCTATATCTGGCGCGCACGCGGCTGGGGTCCTGGCGGTCTGTCCACCTACTCCAGCGACACGGTCAGCATCTACACGACGCCACTGGCCCCCAGCGGAGTGGTGGCCACCAAGGATGCCGCTGGTGACATCACGGTCACCTGGAACTCGCCGTCAACCATCGCCGACAGGTGGCAGGTTTGGCACTCCGCCAACGGAGTCTGGGACCCGTCGCCCATGGCGACGCTGACGACCCGCAACTACAAGCACGTGGCGCCGAGTCCGACCGTCATCCACTCCTACCGAGTGGTCGCGATTGCCCCCGACAATGGGACGGCATCCAGTCCCTCCGTGGCGTCCAACACGGTCCAACTCCTGACCAACCCATACGCCCCGCTCGACCTTGCGCCGAACGGGGTAGCGGTTGATCGCGCCATGGCGTCGGAGTTGACCTGGAGGCACAACCCTGCGGACGGCACACCTCAGACAGCGTACGAGATCCAGTGGCGATCCTCCACGGATGGCGGAGCGTCCTGGTCCACCTTGATGTCGATGGGCGTTGTGGCCAGCTCGGCGTCGACGGCAGCCATCGCGGCGAACTTCTGGCCGGCTGGCCTTATCGAGTTCCAGGTGCGCACCAAGGGTGCATACGCCACGGAGCCCGCCTGGTCACCGTGGTCGGCCACGGCTCGGTTTACCGCAGCCAACCGCCCATCGGTGACGATCACCTCGCCGCCCGCTGGGCAGTACGTGATCACGTCGACCACCTCCACCTCGTGGTCCTTCGCGGGGTCGATCGGTGCGACACAGTCGGCCTTCACGGCAACGCTCTCGCGGGGTTCGACGCTCCTGGAGTCCATCACGGGGATGACCGCCACCTCGGCGGACTTCACCACCGTGCTGACCAACGACACCACCTACTCGATCTCCGTCACGGTTCGCGACTCGCGCGGCCTAGAGCAGTCCACTTCCGCCTCTGTCACGACGAAGTTCGTCGAGCCGCCAGCGCCTGGAGTTGTCGGGGTGTGGAGCCCTGATACGGGGCGCGTGACGTTGACCATCTCCAACGCGAGCGGTCCCAGCTCGACCCCGGCGGGGAACGCAATCTGGGTCCTGGTGAACGGGTCATGGGTGTCGATTGGCAACGTCGGAATCAATACGTCCTTCGTTGACTACACGCCTCAAGCTGGAGCATTGGTCCAGTACCGGGTGGTCACGACGTCGACTGCTGGAGCTGTGTCCCACACGGATCAAACGGTGGCCACCCCCAACAATGGGGACTGGTTCTGGGTGAACCACGGCCCCGGGTATGCCCAGGTGGCCAGGGCTCGCCTCTCGCCGAGGACCTCGTCCACCTTCAGTGTCGAGCGTACGCAGCACCACTTCGCGCGCCGGACGAAGGCCGTGTCCTTCTTCGGTGAAGCGGAGCAGCTCGTCGTGAACGTGTCCTGCTCCATCGAGCAGTCGGACCCCCTCGGAAATCGGGAGGCGTGGATGAACGCCGTCCGGTCTCGGGGGAATGTCTGGTACCGCGACCCGCTGGGGCGACGAATCTTCGGAACGATCGCCGACGTCAACTTCCCGAACGAGTCGAACGACGTCAGTGACCTGACTTTCAAGGTGGAGGAGGAGGACATTGGCTGACCTTCTGGCTGACGTTCGTCGGCCCTCATTCCGCTACTCGACCGTCTCTGACGCGGGTGTGAGGCTCTGGGATATCCCCAGGGTCTCCGCCCGCGACGGGCGCATTGAGCTGAGCCAGCAAGCCGAGATCCGAGCATCTGGTGAGCTGATGCGCGCAGTCGCTGACGGAGCCGAGTCGCACCGGATCAAGATCGAGTACATCCTGGACGCCGGTAGGTCGACCGAGCAGTCCTGGCCTGTGGGTGTGTTCCTCTCAGCCTCGCCAGAGACCACGTATGGCGCCACAGTAGCCTCGTCCGGCGTGGACATCTATGACGGCACCCTGGCCCTCCGGGACGCCATTGAGCGCCCGCTGATCCTCTCCACGGGGACGCTGGTCACCGTAGAGATTGAGCGGCAGCTCACCCTGGCTGGCGTGCCCTCGAACATGATCGCCATCACGGCCAGCTCAAAGACGCTGCGCTCGTCCATGGCCTTCAAGGCCGGCACTAAGCGGCTGACCATCATCAACCAACTCCTCGACGCCATCGACTACTTCTCCATCTACTGCGACGGGGACGGCCTCTACCGGTGCGAGCCGTACTTGAGTCCGCTCCAGCGTGGCGTTGCCTGGAAGTTTCGGGATGGAGAGAACGCCATCTTCGAGCACCCGTTCGAGGTCGTCGACGACACGTACTCGGTGCCCAATAAGGTGATCGGGATCTCGCGCACTGATGGTCAGGAGCCGCCGCTCGTCGCAGTGCAGGCCATCCAGGACACCTCCAGCCCGTTCCACTTCAATAACGTTGGCCGCTGGCGCACCGAGGTCATGGCGGACGTTGAGGTGACCACGCAGGCCGACCTTCAGAAGAAGGTCGACCGCCGCATCCTGGAGGCTGGCACGGTCGCCCGTGTCCTTACGATCCGCCACGCTTGGGTGCCGATCGGAATCAACTCTGTCGTCGAGTTCTCCAGCGATGGGATTGAGGGTCGCTTCGTCGTCTTCAGCCAGTCGATCCCCCTGGACCCGAGGCAGCTCGTAACGACGAAGGCGAGGGAGGTGACGAAGTGGATGGATTAGACCACCTCCTCGACATGGTGATGGCACCCAGTGGCGGGTCCGAGCTTCTATTCGGCTCGATCAGCTCCACCGGTGAAGTGTATCTAGACGCCGGCGACACCCCGCTTGACGGAGCCCCGCCCAGCCTCGTCAGACTTGAGCGGGGGAGGC